AAGGAACGGGTATACGAGGTTCACCATCCGTATAGTCGTCTCTTCTTCGTCTACCTATTTGTTCTCCACCGAATTTTTGTACTTCGGTTTGATATTTTTGTTCGTATAATTGTAGCATATCCATTGGGCCTTTTAAATAGCTAAATGCTTCTACCAAGCAGGCATATAAAAGTCCATTGCCAAAATTTAAACTTAAAAAAGTTGTAGTATTTGCCGAACTTAATCCTAAAGGTCTAGCATTATAATGTAACTTGTACATAAAACCTGAACTTGGAGTAGGAACAATTGTTATTCTTCCTGAAGAAGAAGCTCCTGCTCCTGTTGCTCCTCCAGACATAGCATAGTATTTTGGTGTGCCGGTAGTTGTTTCAGCTGCATCATATTCTCTTAAAAAGCTAATATCTTTCTTCTCCAGCCAGCTATTAGCTCCAGTTGCAGCAGTTGTTGAAGTATAAACCTGTATTCCTCTGACAAATAAAGTTCCCGCAGGAGCATTTACATTGTCTTTTGAAGCAACTAAATTGCCTATAACTTCTTTTCTATCTGCATCAATTGGAACATCTCTTTGAATTCTTAATTCTGAATTATCTATAAATTGATCTGTAATTGTACTGGATAATACAGAAGTTCCTACTTCGGTATAATTACCAATTGCTGTTGTAAGTGTTGAATAAGTAAATCCTGCCATTATGCACTAAGAGTCGCTGGTCCTACTGAGACTGGAAACCCTCCTCCTATAATTCCTCCTGTTGTAGCCGTGCTAGTATCTACAGTAAAATAAAACCAATCGTCTGTAAAATCTGTATCTCTATCACCGCTAACATATTTACCTGTAGTAATAGCATACCCTGCTGCTTTTGCAATATTGGAGCCAGCAATACCATCAAAAGATGCTGGATTTGCATAATCTCCTGCAGTTGTTGGTGTTCCTCTAAATCTATAAGTATCTCCATTCGTTAATCCATGATTGGGAGTATTAACATTAATTATGCCTGATGAAGCCGCATACGTGGTAAACGGATCATGGATTAATAATTGAGTTACATCATTTTCTGTTCTGTCTGTTCTTACATTTTCCAATGCTTGAGAATCAGCTCCATGTGGTCTTGGATCTAATTGTGGTTGTTTAGCTTCATATTCGGATTTATGAACAAACATTCCATTCCATTCTTTAACCATTTCGTTATATGGAAATTCCATACCTGATCGGTCTGATATTGCTTTTGCGTATTTTCCTCTTGCGTATGCCATTATTTTTTCGTAAAGGTTTTATAAGATTTTTTTGCGTCACTCCAATCTAAATCTTTTCCCTTCTTTTTAAGTAATATTTTTTTTAGTTTCTTTTGTGCTAATTTAAAACTTCCTTTTGCTATGCTGTGGTATTTATTTGTCATTATATATTAGGATAATAATTTTTCGGGGTTATATAAGTGCTAGCATCAGACCCGTCTTCTGATAAAGCACGTGCTAATTCATCTTCGTATAATAATTTTAATTCTTGTACTCTTTGAGGTGCATATTTTTGGGCTAAATAAAAAGATAACCCGGATGCCATACAAGGAACAAATCTATAAGGTACATCTGTTGCATCGGTATAAGTTGCATCTGCGTCTTGAATTCTTTTAACATAATAAATATGTAAATCTTTAGATGCAGCTGTAGAATCAGCTGTTGGATAAACAGTTAAAGTTGTTTTATCCACGAATCGTTGAACAAAATATTGAGAAGGAGTTCCTTTAGATAATTTATTTGCTAGTGCAGAATATGCTGATCTAGCTATTTTTGTAAGAGTAGAATCTGCCTGTGTTGTTGCAGTCCGATTTGTTCTGTATGTTGCTTCTAAAATATCTGCTATTCCATAAGTAGAAGATCCACTTGTTCCACCTACTGTGACTGAAGAAGTTCCATCACCTGATGCTCTATAAAAAGTATATTCAGCTTGACCTTCAATAAGATCAATATTGGTATCACCTACTTCCCAGTAATGCAAACCTCTATTGCCCCATTCTTGAAACATTACATTTAAAGAACGTCTTGCTGTTTTTAATTGAAATCCTGAAACAGATTGTAAACCAATCCGCTCGTATGCTTCTCCTATAATTTCATCAACAGCAAATGTCTTGTCGAACGTTACTGTTCCAGAAGTAGTATTAGCCATTTTCTACTCCTATGATGGTGTTTTAATAAATTCAGCTATAACTGTGTACATGTTACCATCATCTGCTTGAGACGGTATCACAACATTAATATCACCATTTGTGTTAGCATCAGTGCTTGGTGGTAATCCACCGAACTCTCTAAAGTCCCAATAACCTGTTCCTGTTAATCCAAGCAAAGGTCTATCACCATCTGAATCCTCAAAATCTAAACGACAATGTGAGTCGCCGCCATCTCCAGTATCACATGAGAACCAAACTCTTTGCAAAGCTCCAAGTTGTGCAACACCTGCTACAGTACGTGCTGAAGAGTCAAAAAATACCGTTGTGCTTCCGCTACCGTCTGATTCTACAACTATTTTTATTGCTACTCGTTTGTCGTTTTCTTGTAATATTTCTGGTCCTGTTACTGTGTCTGCCATAATCCCTCCTTAATCAAGATTATTAGATGGGGCCGAAGCCCCATCATAAAGTTTATTTATTATTCAAATAACAATCTGCTAATTGTGCAATAAGATACGTCAATTGCAGCAGCGTTACCATCACCAGCTTCTAACCCAACGTATGGAATTAAATCTATATCGTCAGTCATAGCACCTGATAAAGTTACTGGTTTTCCAGGTTCAACTGCTGTTACCGCAGTACCACCTGTACTTCCAGAAGTTCCAGTAATGTTATATTGAACACCATTAACATATATCGTCAATTTTCTGTCACTATTCATAACAATTTTCAAGTGATAGTTTGTACTTGCCGCTATATCAATTGGTAGTCTACTAATATAGTCAGTATTAGCGATACTATGAACAAAGTGTAATTTGTCAAAGTCTGTGAATGCTTCACTATTAGTAGCATCTGTTTGAAATTTAAAGAATGCTTGGTTTGCATCTGTTGCAACCACTTGGTCATTCGTTAATTTCAATCCAGCCCAAATCTTTTGGTTGTCAATAGCAGAACTTGTTCTTACTAAAGCTTCCCAATGAACTTGGTTTTCAGTACCCCATTTAACACCAGTCCAAGCTGTTTGACCACTGTCTAAGTGTGGGCATAAAATTGCTTGGTCTTCGTCAGCACCTGCTGTTGTTAGCGTAACCGCTGCAACAGTAGCATTTCTAGTAGCTAATGCTGTAGTCATGTTAGTACCTAGTACTTCAAAGTTAACGTTTTTACCTATCGCCGCAGAACCAGCTTTAAAAACTTTAACTGTTAATGTTCCAGATCCAAGGTTAATCGCACCACCTGTAAAGTTTCCTAAAACAACTGTAACCGTGTTTGATGCTGTTACTGATGCCGTTATAGTTAAGTCTGTAACATCAATACTCATTGTTGCTACCGCATAGTCTCCTAGTGCTGCGCCTGTAACTGTTACTTCTTCTGCTTCTTCATTGCCATCCGCTATATTGCCCCAGTCTTTTGTTTCTGAGCCTTGTAGATAAGCATTAAGTGCAGGAAGTTGATTAAAATACTCTTCAAGATAATATCTTCGAGTATCTTTTATTCCGTATTCGTGAACAGTTCTGTCTGAGATTAGTCCTGTAGATGAGCCTTTGCTCACTATCTTAAAACCATTCTCGGATCTTACTGGTCCCGAAAAAGTTGTATTTGCCATAATTATATCCTCCTAGTTTTCCGAACATAGTCTCTAGGCCGTCGACTATACGTCGTCTATGTTCTAATTAATTGTATAGTGATAGAATTATATGTTATTTTTTAACACAGCGCAAGGTATCCTTAGGAAAAAAATTGATTTTTGATAGCGCTTAAGTGGCTATCGAAACTTCGGCCTTGGCCTCGTCTATTTTGGTTTGAAGCGTTTGTTCTTCAAACTCTTTGGCAACAATCTCTTTAATAATTTCTCTGATTTTTTGGTCGATATGTCCCATATGCAAAGTATATCTACCTTCCTTCAGATGCTCCTGTTGCCAATCTAACTCCAAGGACCTCTTTGTAGTGTATAGGTCTCGTGTCATTTATAACCTCCTCATAGGTTATTCTTTTAATACGGGAATCATAACAATTCTCCATATTTTCCCATTTTATACTCTTATCTCCCAATTTGTCAAGGATAGAATCTTCAATGGATTTAGCATTATCTTCAGCTAAAATTTCAAATTTAGCATGACGATCATATGCCCAAATATTTATGAGGAATTTTTTCATTTTCTTACCTTATTTTTAAAATGAGGCGGTTTTAAGGCCGCCTCATTAATTAGTTATTACGCACCTTCAACACCGAAAATACCTCTAAAGTCTGATACTCCAAACGAGTATCTTTCTCTAGCTTTGTATCTAACGTTGCCAGTATCGAAATCACCTTCCATAGCAGTTTTTAAAGCTGCTCTTTGGAACATTTTCATACCATTAGGCACATCAGTAATAACATACCAACTGTCAGTATCAGTTAAGAAATTGTTCACTCTATATCCTTGAGGAACCATTCCCATTGATGCTACAGCGTTGATATCATTATCTGCTGTTCCAGTTCTGCCTTGAGATTTCATCAATCTTTCAGCGTTGAACTGATTAGCTGAAGGGATAATCATTTTCACCCCTCTAGCTGCCACTCTCAATCCACGTTCATCAGTCATTCCAGCAATGTCGATTAGACCTTGCTCTAGTGATGTTTCGTTTAAGTCTGCTTGCGTAGTTAAAGTATTTTTAACTGCTGTTCCACTAATTGTTGTGTGATTAGTTGAGAACAAAGAAACACCGTCACCCGAATTGAATGTGCCTACCGAAGATAGACCGTTATTCAAAGGTGTAACAGCTTTTACTTGTTTCGCATTAGACATAGAACGTGCCAAAGCTTTTGTATATCTAGAAGCAATTCTATCGTAAAGATTATCTTCGATAGCTTCTTCTGTGATTGCAAATGCCAAAGCAATTGTGTCATGAGTGTAACGTGCAGTGTAGGTTTCTTGAGCATCATCAAATGATACGCCTTGACCTTCTGCTTTTACT